TGCCAGTATCGTGTATATGTTCTATTAGTTCGTTCATTCGTCAACTCCTAGATATTCTTCAATGTATTGTTTGACAGAAAAAGCACCCGATGCTTCTTTTTCTAGTCCGTGTGTAAGATACCCTACTTGAGCAACCTCACACATTCTCATACATTCCTTGACAATCAACTCGGCGAACTTTTCTAGATTCTCGTCAGTAAATGCCAATCCAGTCACAGCTCGCATTGGAGCACGACTCCAAGTCTCGGCACCAGCCTCATCAGCAAGTTGTCTAATTCGTTCGTTCATCGGCAGACCTCTATAGTAGCATCAGGTTCGTCCCAGCAGGCATTACGGTATTCATAAACAAACTTACAAAGACCGTCGTAATTGCCCCAACCATTCTCTGGATTAAGTTGTCGAAAACGATCAGGCTCACTGAGCAGTATGTTCCAGCCTTCGTCCAGCAATTCTGCAATATCCTTGGCATATACTAGATCGTGTTGTTCATCGGGCCGCCATAAAACATCGTATAGAGTCAGTCCATTAGACAATTTGACTTCAGCGGCCATCTTGCCTAGATTGTGAGTAATGTTGTTGTCATAGACGGATACAGGTTTTGTTACATTTAAGGATACGGTTAGGCTCATAGATCAACTCCAAAACGGTTTTTAATCAATTGAGCAGTTTCCCAAAGTGGGTCAGCCTCGTGATAACTGTACTCGTGTCTATTAACAATGTCCAAACATTCTTTCACAATCAACTCGGCAAACTTTGTATCATACGATTCTGAATAAACCTTTAATGCTTGTTCTTTATCTGTGATTTTAATCATAGCATCAAGAGCCGATTGTTTAGCCTGTTCGGCAAGTTGTTTAATTCGTTCGTTCATAACCAACTTCCTGTTAATACGTAAGGTTTCTTTCCACGTGGGTGAACGTCAATTTGGCGAACTTTGAGTTTGGCTTTTTTGGCATAGTACCTTGCACGACCTAAACTCGTAGTGCTAATTAAATTGCCCCAGCCACCACCGACCTGGTCGATAAATTTACCTAAATTTACATAGTATGTGGTTTTAGGAAAGCAATAATACTTGAGCCTGTAGTTCATTATTCAACTCTGAAATGTTGTTCAATCGCACAAACAGCAGTAATGATACCGCTATTACTTCCACGCAAATAACAACGATCTTCAATATCTTGCTCTTGATCAATCAAATCCGGATCAATTTGTTCTTCCAACGATTTTTCAATACATTCCCTTACAATCAACTCGGCGAACTTGGAGATGCCAACATCGTTCATTTCTATGGTTTGGCCACTCCAATAGCCGCACTGTTTGGCCATTTCAATAATTCGTTCGTTCACCATACTAACCCTAATGCTTTTCGTCCTGGTGTATCATAATCTTTATACTTACTAGTTTTATACGCATGACAACACTTGCATAGTGTTTGCAGGTTACTTACACTATTATCTGAAGGATTGCCATTGATGTGGTCTACATCCAACATGCCATCCCAATAAATTGTGGTAGTACAGAGGAAACCCAAACGGCTATCCTTGTTCTCGCAGTAGGCCTTGCGATAACGCAAATAAGGATGCCAACTGTTAACTAATTGAGTTACAGTCTTGCCATTCATGGCCGCAACCTGCTTCATATGACAGGAACCACAGACCTTTCGGTAGTTAGCTGACCCATTGTAATAATCTTGTACTAAACCAGCAACATTGTTGCAACCAAGATTTATACAGTAAGGGCGATTTTCATAACGATGAGTAGGCATTATTCAACTCCGAAATGTTGTTTTATTTCCATAGCCACTTCAACCATACCATCATTTTCTAACTTTTGAGCACATTCTCGCACAATCAACTCGGCGAACTTTTTTGGAACAAACTCCCTAACAACAAAAGGCACACCGCTTTCAGTGTAGTCTAGTTCCTCCTCGGTTGCCTGTTTCATCAGTTCTCGGATTCGTTCGTTCATTTGTCGTCACCATTAACAAAAACCCACCGCCCATCAACGCAAGTCCAGTAGCCTTCCATATTGGTCTCCGCTCACATTGACCAAAACCGTTCCGTGCTAGGATCAACACAAGTGCCGCGATCGCCCCTGCGAATTTCAACATCCTTGCCGTTCATCAAGCTCTTAACAGTGACTTTGAAGTCGGCGTTGTGACGCAACACCATGTCAAGCTCGGCCTTTTGTTTACGTTTGGGCAGTTCATTCAACATGCTGACCAACATGCTGTGCATGTAGCCTGCAGCATAATCAGTGCCCTCGTCCCGAATCAGTTGGTCCAGTGCAGCCTTCAATGCTTGCTGATTTACTGTGTTTGCCATGCTGTTCTTCCCAAGTAGTGCTTCAGTTCAAGTATTATAGCGCCTATTTAATTGGGCGTCAACCGTAGCACTATTCTGGGCGTTCGTTGCTGTTGTCCAACAGTTTTTTCACAAAGCTCACAGCCTTGCGTGGGGTGTCAAACACCATCTCTACTGGATGGTCTTCGCTGTGAACTGTGATGTAGTAGCCGTTGCCTACACGTCGGATCGTAATTTCGTCTAGTACTTTAATCATGTTGTTTAGTCCTTTTGGGTAAGTGACTATAACATGATTAAATTACGTTGTCAACGACATTCTCTACTGAGATCGACGTTCTCTACCGAGATCGGCCTTTTTAGGCTTAGGTGCGGCACCAATGGGGCGAATAGCAACCTTTTTACCGGTTAAGACATTGGGCTCGCCCGCTGGCTCCCAAGCAGTAGTTTGTACTTGGGTAAGCTCTTCTAACAGTTTGCCTTTTTCAATAATATTACGCACATAGAGATCGCCATTTTTTTTGGTTTCAATCTTACACCGTACAGTAATCAATATTTTTTTAGGATTGTGTACGTCATGTATAGTGATTTCCGGGCGTGCTTTGCTATCACTAAATGTAGCAGTCAAGTCAACTGTTTTTAATTTTTCCAGCAGATTGCCAAATCGCAGTATTTTAAATCCGCCTTTGTCGAACTGCACTAGCTCAACATTGGGATCGCCTAGTGTAGCAAAAAATGTCACTGCGTCAGCAATGTGTGCAACGAAACCAACTTCTTGTCGGGGATCAGCTCGTTTCAAGCCCTTTGCTAGCGTGGCAGCAACATTTTCGTACATGTAGGACATCGCCTCAAATTGATCTTTACCGCGGGCGACTTCGTATTCCTTGAGCCAAGGAGTTACATCAACACCAAAGTAATTCCAAAGTTTTATCATTGAGCCTGACTCGCTACCGCCCACTTGTCCAAATTGTTTAACTGGGCCTGCTTTAAGACTAGCATTCAACTTGAGTCGTTTGGTGTCGCCATTCTTGTCCATGACAGCAACCCATACATCAACTTTGCTTTCCGTTTCGCTTGCAGCGCCATCTGCAATGATTTTAATTTGATCTGCACGACCGTTCAAGTAAAAATACTTACTATATCGCTCGGCCCGTGCACTGTTAACATACGCAGCCGCACTGCTGTACTCGCCTTTTAGTGCGTCTTGGTTTTCAGGATTCATTAGATCCTGATAGGGTTTGGTTTTCAACACCAGTCTAAAAGTAACTAGATCGGCATACCGGTTGTTGCTGTCTTGCACTTCAACTTGATACTCGTCTGTACCGACACTTTTTAATTTAGCCAATACGTTGGTTATATCGCCGGCGCCGACAGCACCAATTTCTTCACCAGGCTGGCGTTTGGTAAATTTAGCAAACATAGCAGCACCTAAGATGCCTTCTGCGATCTCGCCTCTATTGGCTAATTTTCCCGCGTGTACAAATAATCCTGCTGAACTGCCTTTGAGTACCCATAGTTGCCCGTCAGCGTCCCTAAATGCCTGTTCGCTACGACCATTACCAATGGTAGCAACAACTTCGTCAGGTTCGTATTCGTCTGGCCCAACACTGGCCATGGGTTCACTGGTTACAATTCCATTTTGTTGTAGGATGGAATTCAGCCCTTGCCCTTTGCTACTGTCGCTGACTGCGTACAGTGATCCCATTGGGTAATTGGCAATACTGGCTTCGTCTAGTTGATCTAATCGGTCTAATAAATCTCTCATCTAGTATTTACTTAATTAAGGCTAATATCTTCCATACCTGCTGTTCTCAATCTAGTGATGTGTCCCAACATGAAGTTTTTGGATTCAAAGGCCTTGATCACAGACAAATAGCGATTACGTACTAGTGCTACTTCGTTGATCAAACATTCAAAATCAATGACTTCTTGTTCACCGTCGGCATACTTTTCAGCATCACGACTGGTCAGTGCTCGGTTATAAGCTTCAAGGTATTTTTGGAAATGTGTGCGTCGAATCTTTCGCAACTGAATATTCAAATAGTTCAGCACAGCTTCAATCTCTTGAAGCTGGCCAAATCTGTGTTCAGTTAGCCCGGGAAGAGCAGCAAGATTCTTTTCCAAATTCCCACGTGTACCACACTCTAATCGAGCGGTTTCCAGTTCCTGTTCATAGTAGTCAATAAAGTTAGGTAATTGGCTGAGATCTTGTGTTACTGCTCTGTACCATGTCATAAATCAATCGTCTTCGTCATCACCGTTGAGGTCATTGCCCAGTACAGTTTCGTCAAAGGCACGTTTTAGGAAATTGTCAGTACTGCCAATTTCTTCCAGTTCTTCATCATTCAAGCCAGCGTCAACCAAATAACTAAGTAGTTGGTCAGCAGCGGCTTGGCGATCCTTAGTAGGCACATACTCTTTCATGGACAAATAAGTTTCAACTAGCATTGCAGCATCAATCATTTTCTGTTTCCTCAATAATAGTAGGCGCAGTTTCAACACGGTGTGGGTTAGCTTCAAAGTCGGCCATTACACGAGTAAGGCTTTCATTTTCATTGCGTTCCCAGGCTTTGCGAAACTGTTTGATCACCGTGCCGTCTGACAATGTATATTTAAGACTATTGCCATCTTTTGCCAGTAAACCCTTGCCTTCAAACAGGTCTACCAGGCCACTGTAGGGGTTCATTCCGGTTTCGTAAGGGATTTTGATCTGCACACTTTCAAACGGCTTGGCATAACGTGTTTTCATGATCTTGCAAGCTGACCTAATGCCCTTGACTTCGGAAATCTTGTTGCCGTCCTCGTCCTCTTTCAGCTTGAGTTTACGCATAGCAACTACAATACTGGACGCATAGATAAAGCCTTGTCCACCTGAAATTTTGTCATCTGGATCAAACATGTCTTGGCTTGCATAAGTATGGTTAGTAGCCACTAAGCCCAAGTTCAAATCACCAAACATATTAACACAGTTACGAACTAGTGCTGTCAGTGCTTTGGGTTTACGGCCCATGTCACCTTTCAAATCACCCGCTTCAAATTGATTAACGTCGGTAGGTGTCAGCAACATGCCCAAGCTGTCCAGTACAAACAACACTTTGGGACGCTCTTCTGCTGGCAGTGTTTTATATTCTTTGACAAACTCACTGATCATTTTGGCCACATCATCAATCATGGCCATGTTGAGTTTTAGCAGTTTGTCGGCACTGGTGTCCACATCAAGTGCTCGCAACCACGCTTCATCTAGTGCATTTTCTGTGTCGATTAGGATTACATAGATGCCCTGTTGTTGGGCGTGTCTAATCAAGTTACCGCTACAAATAAAGCTCTTTCCGGCACCACTTTCGCCAGCAAACACCGTTACTTTACCCATAGGCACACCACGGTGAAAACTGCCTGAAATTAGGTAGTTTAAGGCGTAATTTCCAGTAGAAACCCAGTCTGTAGGGTCGTTAAATCCAATACTTAAACCTTCAATACTCTTAGTAATGCTTTTACGAAATTTGGCTAAATCAAAAGGTTTTGCCATGTTATTCGTCCCGCTCCATTTCAATGGCTTCTTTGATCAACAGCACCAGTTGCTCCACTGTGGGTGCAAGGATTTTTACACCCTTGTAATCACCATCACTGTCTCGCCCCGACAATTCAAACATGTAGCCATTGTCGTACATGTTGACGGTAAACGATTCTGACACTTTGACGACTTTGTCGCTGATTTTTGTTATTGTTTTTTTAGTCATAATATTACTCCATAGGTTAACTTGGGCGCACTTGATGTACGCCCAAGAGTGCTGTTTACTGCTTTTGACGGTTACGGATCATAGCCAAAATGTCGTCGGCTTTCTGGACATTGGCTCGGGCTGGCGCTTGTACAGGTGCTGTGGGTTCTGCTGACTCTTCATCATCAACATGATGATCTACAGCGGCTGAAACCACAGCAGCAGGTGCAGAGGGAGCAGCGGCAGGCGTGTAAGGCCTAGCTGATCCAACTGGCTCGTCCAGCTGAACACCTGTAGGCTTGAAGTGACCGGCCCAACGATCTGGATCATACTCGTCGCCGTTGACGCTGGCATGGAACAGTTCCTCAATGGTCTTGAGTTCTGCTGGACCAGGGCGCTTGGGCAGGAAGTCGGCCATGTTAAACAGACCATACTGCTCAAGTGCAGCCAATTCTGCACTGGTTAGTGCAGTTTCTTTACGACTCCACTTGCTGGTGTTGTAGTCAGCATAGTCAGTGCCACTCTTGGTGGTTTTGACCACTGTAAAGTCTAGGCCGCGCTCGTAGTGTGTGGGCAGCTCTTCCAGCTCGGGATCCAACAAACTGCTTTTGATAATGTTGTAGATCTGGCTGGAGATAATAAAACGCCTAATGGGGTTTTCAGGATTGGAATCATCGGCTAGTGGATTCTCACGCACAAAACCTTGGAACAGGTAACTGCGTTTTTTCCAGTAGCGATTTGCTGTTTCTTTTAACGACTCGTCTTTGTACCAAGGGCGAACCTCAGTCAGTACTGGACAAGTGGCTTTCCACATTTCCATGCAGGGAACGTGTACTTCAAAGGGACGCTGAACTTGCTGTCCTTTGATGCTGGTAAATGGGAGTTTGATAATTTCACGCTCAATCCAAAAGTAAGGATTGTTTGTGTCTGCGTCGGGGAGAAAGCGCAATTTTGCTGTGGTTCCCATTGGAATGTTCCAATGTGGATAAATTGCTGAGTCCATTTTGCCGCCGCTTTCGCTGCGTGTTTGTTGTGCTTGTAGTCGTGCGCGAATGTCTGCTAATGAAAGTGCCATAATTAGAGTCCTTATTGAATTTTATATTAGTAAAGTACATAGGCTACGAACCGGGCACCATGCCAAGTCAACCGTAGTGTATGTAAAGCTATTTAGCTTAAAACAATTATAGCAGCAGTTTTAGCAGAAAGCAAGGGGCGTGAGTACCAAACGCGCCCAAATTTAACCCGCTTGGGGTTGGTATTCTATTTTAGCCGCAAGATCAGGTAAATTGGTTTCTACCCAACGATAAATTGCAGGTCTAGCATCTGCGTTAGGGTCAAACTCGGCATCGGCCTGCAACTGATCTTCAAGTTCTTGACTACCAACCAAGTCTTGTATAGCAGCAATAGCATTTATGCCATCATCACCAAAGGGCAATTCACTGGCAAAGAGATCTTTGAGCAATTTAACTTCGGCTTGATCGTTGGGTTGGTCTTCTACTTGCCCCTCAATTACCGATTCCACCCATTTCTCAAATTGCTCAACTACACCCATTCTACCTAGATGTGGAAGGGCTGCTTCTACCCGGGGATCTACAGTGGGACGCACAAATAATTCACGTAGACGTACTAAATTTTCATCCAGGGGCTCGTCATAGTCGCTGAAGTGTTCAGCATAGTAACTTTCATAATAGTTTGGTCGATTGAGATTTTTTAGTAGTCGCCCAATGTCGCGACTGCGTTGACCTGCTTCAACAACCAAGTTCTGGCCACTTTCGCCAAGGTATTCGGCACGGCGACCATATCTAGAAAACCGCTCAAGATCACGTTTTTCTTGTACCAGTTTGCGAATATGCGTGCCATAGGCATCGTAAATATTGCCGCCAGATTCCAAATGCGGTACCAGGGCGCGAGCATAACTTTCACTGTTGATAGGCAAACGGAAACGCTCGCCTTGACTGTTTTCCACATAGATTGAACGAATACGATTAAAGTCGCGCCCCTCTTTGGTAACACGATTCACACGAATCTTACTGCGTGTTGATGCACGTCGAGATTCTAATGCGATCTCTTTGTCGCGAATGGTATTTTTTAAATCTGCAATAGTCAAATGATCTCGGCTAATATCCCTAGCGTCAAATTTTAGCAAATTGCTTTTGGCATAATGCCGTAGATTGCTTAAAAAATCATACCAAACGTGTCTGGTCTCGTGAGTCAGCTGCTGTGTAATGCTGCGATTAAAATACACTTTTAATGCAGTTTCATTGATGCTGACAGTGATGTTGCCAAAATTTTGTCGATCAATTACAAAATCAAAGTTGAAAAATCTACCCTCTTTTGGATCAACTGTGTTGTTGGCATCTTCGTCTCCCATGCTAACCGATGGAAAACGTGTGCGGATTTTGTCAAACAACCCGCTGGCAATTTTATTTAAGTCTCTCATAGTATATATTTATGTCACTAAGATAAATGGCATGGGTTCCCTAGAGCCATCTATTGTATCACGCACTGCATCGTCAACATCAACGTCATATTTTTGAACACGCTGTATCATGCGTATGGCCAGTATAAGTGACATGACCAAGTCGTCGTGTTGTCCTATTTTAGCTGCATAACTAGTGCCATGTGCTATAAAGTTTTTCAATTCTGAGATTAAGGGTTTGCTGTAGATGCGTAGTTTACGCTGTTCGACTAGGCTTTTTAGTTTGGCGCAAGCAGCAGTCTTGGTCTTAGCAGTGGTAGTAAATCCGCGTCTGTATCTACGTGCGGCAGTAGCTGAACTTTCAGTTAAAAACATGCCTTTGATGTTTTCCTCGCCTATGTTTTGTATAACTACCAAGCCAGCTTCACCTATGGTGTTGTTTTCTATACTGTAGTAGAGATCAGTAGTATGGTCATCTACCACTGTGCTGAGATACTCGAGTATTTCCACCATAAGTGAGATCTGCTTTTGTATAATAGTGGTATTGTGCCGCCATTCAGCTACTTGATTCAGTGTAGGCAGTTCTATTACTTGTATAGCAGCAGCATCGCCGCCAGTGCCTAAACTGGGATCCAGTGCTACCACATAACTGTAGTCTGGTTTAGGCTGTTTGTACCAACGTATTTGACCCTGGCGCTCTATGGGCTCTATGCCCTCCATGTCTCTAAGCATGAGTGGGTTGATTAGGGTTTCTTCAAATATAATTGGAGTACACTCGTGCTCGCGTCCAAAACGCTCGGGGCCAATCTTGTTGCGTTCGCGTTCGCCCCAAGCCGCATCACGATCTGGATGTTGACTCCAAACCGCCTTATAAGCCCTATACCCATTGATGCCCAGTTCTTGTCTATTACCAAACTCGTCAAATGTGTTGTTGGCTTCGGTCCAGATTTCCCAAAACTGATCTTCGTCACTGTTAGGAGTACTGGTAATAATGGACTTACCACCTGTGCTGAGTGTAGGTGATATAGACGTCCAAAATTCACGGGCAATAGTAGGCCGCACGAATGCCAACTCATCCAAGTACAGCAAACTAATACTGCGACCACGACCAGTATTTTCTGTAGTGGTTTGACTAATAATTCTTGAACCATTGTCAAATTCCAAACTGCCTTTGTTATAGCTGGTTACCCCTGCTCGTATGTGGTCGGGAGCATTTTCATAGCCAAACCGTATACGAGTCATGATCTCAGCAGCACCAGCATAGATGTTGCTGGCCACCAATAT